ACACGACGGCCCGACAACGAATTATTGATTTCAGCCTGCCCGGGTTTGAGGTGTTCTTCCAGGATTGGAAGGCGGGTGACCTTGATATTCCCTACCAGTGCTGCACAACACGCGATCTGTATGTGTATTACAGGCGTTGGTGCCAGGAAACGGGCAACAGGCCAATGACAGAAACCAAGCTGATCACCATATTCTCCAGCCGTCTGGTTAAATCGCGTGAGCGGTACCGATATCGCGGTGTAGAGCACCAGTCGATGATGCTGTTGGTGGGCGACATGCCTAAGGACATACCCAAGATGACGTACCTGGGCACCTGTGTAACTGAATTCCGACACAAGCTTAGCAACCTGGAGCAGGAATGATGGCCGTGAGCAGCGTTTGGGCAAAAGCGTGCAGGGCACGTGCAGGGTCTAAAACCAACCCTGCACGCTCGCAGCCCTTTAACCGCAAGGGATGTGCAGGGTGTGCAGGGTGTGCAGGGTTTACCGCGCGCACGTGTGTATATTTCGCCAAATTGCGAAGACATAAAGCACTTATAATTTTTCCCTCGCGTGAGATAAATACTATGCACACCCTGCACACTATGCACAGACGTTGGGAGAGTAAGTCTAGAAGCGTGCAGGGTTGTTTTTAAACCCTGCACGTACCCTGCACATCTTTAAAAAATCTTTGGAGTAGTTTTTATGCTGGATGATACAAGGCAACGATTGATGGACTGGGGCACTTGGGTACGCAGTGGCGGCGTTAGCTCTGGTTATGCAGCTGTGAACCTAGTGGCCAGCGCAAATGGCTGTAGCGGTTATGAAGTGGCTGATGATGAGGCTTTGAAGGTTGATAGGGCGGTAGCCCGCCTGAAGCTGCGTGAGCCACAGCTGGGCAAAGTTGTATTGGCGTACTATGTTCGCCGCTGGGACTACTCCATGATTGGCCTGGACGTGAAGCTGGGCCGCGAAAAGGTGCGTGTGTTGCTGCGCAGCGCTGAAGCGTGGATTGATGGCGCTATGTCATAACTGATAATTAGTAAGGTATGCTTGACACTGTGCATGCATGAATATAGTCTTGAGCACGTAGGGTCACAAAACTGACTCTTGCACAGTAAGAGCCCCGAAAACCCGGTCAGAAATGGCCGGGTTTTTTTATGGGGAGACATTCAACGCCAGCCAGGGTAGTTCGTCAATGATCACGGTTGAAAGCATTATCACAGATATCCTGAAGCGTGAAGGCGGTAGTGTGGATCACCCGAAAGACTTGGGCGGCCCTTCCCGCTTCGGTATTACCCAGCGCACTGCGCGGGTTTACGGATGGAAGGGTGATGTGTTCGACATTGAAGAGAGTTTGGCCCGGGATATTTACAAGCACATGTATTACGTGGCACCTGGATTCGACAGCGTTGCTGTTTTCTCCAAGAAAGTTGCAGCGGAAATTATGGATACGGGTGTGAACATGGGCGTTACAGTCGCAGTTACGTTTTTACAGCGCGCCTTGAACGTCCTGAATCGCAGCCAGCGCGACTTCCCAGACCTGCAGGCAGATGGAATGGTTGGCCCGCAAACGCTGGGTGCGTTGAATGAGTTTCTTGAGCTGCGTGGAGTAGCGGGCGAGCGTGTATTGCTGCGCGCGCTAGACAGTATGCAGGGTTCTCGTTACATCGAAATAGCTGAACACCGTATGGATAACGAAGCGTTTGTGTTTGGCTGGTTTCAGCACCGTGTAGGCAGTTCGTAATGCTTGGTGATTCGGAAGATACAACACAGGACCGCAGAGGCTGGCACATCGATAAAGGCGTGCCGATCATTGTGATTCTAGCTCTGCTGAGTTTGGTCTGGCAGGGCGCGAAGGATCAGGCGCGGCAAGATGAGCGAATATCCATCAGTGAGCTGTCGATTCAGAGCATTCGCCAGTCGTTGATCAACGACCAGGTGCGAACCGAGAAGAAGTTCGAAGAGCTTAAAGTGGATTTGAGAATCATAGGCGGCAAGCTGGACAAGCTTAACGAGAGCCTGAACAGCCATGACTGACCTTTCGGGTGCACACCCAGACCCAAACCGCTGGTGGTTCCATCGCCGCATGATGGCTTACCTAAGCATTCTTGGCCTGTACGGGATTCTGTTTCAGGTTGCGCTTGGCACCATACCGGTTCACCTGGTGCCGCTGGCACAAACGCTGGCATACGTGTTCAGTGCCAACCTGTTGTATTACTACGGCGGCAATGCCGTTGAGGCCATCAAGGGAAAGCCATGATTGCTTATGCGAAACCTGCACTGTTTGTTGCCTTGGCTGCCAGCTTGAGTGCTGGTGGCTGGGTTCTTCGGGGCTGGTACGAGGGCAACCTGATGGTTGCTGTGCTGGAAGATCGGCAGGCCGTTGTTGTTGAGATACGCAGTGACGTGTCTGGCATAGCCGAACAGGTAGAAACCAAGCTGGCCAAACTGAAAGCCAACGAACGGGTGATAGACCGTGGAGTTATTCGCGAGATTGAAAGGCCGGTGTATCGCAACGTGTGCGTTGGCGATCGCGGTGTCGAGCTGCTCAACGCAGCACTCAGGGGTGAACCTGCAACTGGATCAACAGAACCTGCTGGTGAAGTGCCCGGAAGAGTTAACGCAACTCAGTGACGGAACAGGCCGCTCCGTTACGCTGGTAATCAAAGATGTTGCAGCGGTGTACCACGATTGCAAAGTGCGCCACAACGGATTGGTTGATGCTGTAAAAGCAACGGGTCCTTTCCAGAGGTAGGCCTACTGAGGGTACGCAGAATCGCAGTCTTTTTGCTCACTTTGGGTGGCCTTAGCCTTCCTTCCTTTCAGATAAATCAGTGAGTTAGGTGTTTATGCGTGTGAACAAACGGCAGCTTGCAGAAATGTTTGGCATTTCTGAGCGGTCTTTTACCACGTATCAGAAAGACGCCACTTTCCCAGTGGCTTTCAGCGGCGGCCGGGGCCAAGGCAACGAATACGACACGCAAGACGTTTACAGCTGGCTGATGGAACGCGCACTGAGCGGCGCCCGCAACGAATCATCGCGTGAGCGTCTGGAGCGCATCAAAGGCGATCGCGAAGAGCTGGCTTACGCGAAAGACATTGAAGAATTAGTACCAGCAATATCAGTCGGGGCGCGATTAGAACAGGTGGTGTTGGCGATTAGGTCAGGCATTTTGACCGGCAACCCCAAACTCAAGACAGAGATCGACACGGTTTATGATATTGATCTCGATATCGAGCATCTGAATGAGCATTCTCGGTCCATCCTCAAGCAGCTGGCCGGCCTTGCAAGCCAACCTGACGAAGGTGATCGCCCAGGCTCTGGCCAAGTTCCAACCGCCGGAGAAAATCAGCACCACTGATTGGGCGAACCGGTACCGTTGGTTGGCTCAAGAAAGCTCGTCTATGTCTGGCAAGTATTCCACGGATCTTACGCCGTGGGTGCCGGGCATGCTGGATGCGCTGGATGATCCGCAGGTCAAAGAAGTGGTTTGCATGAAGTCGGCCCAGGTGGGCTGGACCGATGGCGTTTGGAACAACTACCTGGGTCGGCGTATTCACAACGACCCATGCCCCATGGTGCTGTTGTTCCCGAAAGACAAAACCATTCGCAAGTACTTGGACCAGAAATTCACACCGATGGTGGAAGCCACCGAAGTACTCCAGCCTCTGGTTGATGTCTCGGCATCGCGCAGCAGCGGTAATCGCACCGACTTCAAGAAATTCCCCGGTGGCTTTTTGGCCCTGGTGGCGTCGAACGCGCCAGATAACGTTAAGTCACTGTCTGCACCGGTAGTGTGCGTTGAAGAGCCAGACGACTGTAATACCAACGTAAAAGGGCAGGGCGATTCAGTGGCCCTGCTGCGCGAACGCGCCAAAAGTTACGAATACCGAAAAGTGATATTCGGCGGCACGCCTACGGTGAAAGGCTTGTCGCGTATTGAATCGGCTTACCTGGCCAGTGACCGCCGGCGCTTCATGGTGCCCTGCCACGAATGCGGCGATAGCCACGTTCTGCACTGGGACAACATGAGCTGGCTGGAAGATGCGCCGCTGGCTGATGAGGTGTTCGGTAAGCACCAGCCCGAAACCGCCCGCTATGTATGCCCGCACTGCGGCGCGATGTGGCGCGATGTCGACAAGAACCGGAACGTGCGCAAAGGCGTTTGGGAAGCTGAAAGGCCGTTTTCCGGTGTGGCTGGGTTTTACATCAACGAGCTGTATAGCCCGTTCCCCGGCTCCAAGCTGAACATGCTGGTTGAGAAATACCTGAAGGCCAAGCACGAACAGGAACAAGGCGACGAAAGCGAGATGATCGTTTTCGAGAACAACACTTTGGGCTTGCCCTACGAATACCGCACCGATGCACCCAGCACCGAT